ACTGGACTCTCAATGTTCGTGGAGATGGCTCAACTACGCTCAATGATTCTTTAGCCACAAACGATTCAATCACTATCGTATTCTTGGTTACACAGGGTTCAACTGCTTACTACTCAAACGCTTTCACTATTGACGGTACTTCAGTTACTCCTAAGTACATTACAGGAACAGCATTTAGCGCAGGAAACGCATCCTCGATTGATTCTTATGTATACACTATTATCAAGACAGGAAGCGCTACCTTCACGGTACTAGCCTCACAAACTAAGTTCGCGTAAAGGAGACGGCTTATGCCAATTATTGCTACCCGCGCATCTGCGGCTTATGGTGCTGGATTTAGTCGTGTAGTTACTGCTCCTTTTGATGCTTTAGGCTCTTATGATGCTTTGGCATCTGTAACTGTTGGTACTGCTACTTCAACAATTACTTTTGCTGGTATTCCTAGCGGGTACAAGCATTTACAACTGAGGTATAACGCTAAAGCAACAGGGTCTTCAGGTGGGTATCCAGGAAGTGCCTATATTGCCTTCAACGGAGATACAACAGATGCGAATTACGCTAACCATAGGCTTACTGCAAATGGCTCTAGCGTTGAAGGAAATGGAGCCACGGGCAATAGAGGAAATGTTATCCTAACCTCTGGTACAAGCGCACCTTGGTCTAATACAAATTTATTCCAAGTAGGCATTGTAGATATTCTTGACTATTCAAGTACAACAAAAAATAAAACACTTAAAGCGTTAAATGGTGGAGATGCAAACGGTAGTGGTATCGTTGGACTTTACTCAATGGTGTGGTTAAATACATCTGCAATCACATCTATATCCATGGTGTTAGACCCAATTTATCTTATTAATTTCGCAGTAAATACAAAGTTCGCACTTTATGGAGTTAAATAATGCCTACTAACACTTATGTTGAACTTAGAAAAGAAACAGTAGGAACTGCTACACCCTCTGTGACTCTTGACCTAACAGGCATTTCAGGTTACACCGATTTAGTAGTTGTAGCGCTGGCAAAAAACTCAGTAGGCGATTCAGATTTATGTATTCGGTTTAACGCAGATACTACAACAAATTATTCAGCGACATTTATGTATGGTGGAGGTGGCGCTGGTGTTGGTTTATCTGCAAGAAGTTCAAATATAAATAGAATGAGAATTGGTCGAATAGACTCCACAAACGCATATCCAAATATAATTCACATTCTGGATTATGCAAACGCAACTACATTTAAGACTGTAGTATCTCGTAGTTCAAACACAGGTCTTGTATTAGCAAATGTTGGGTTGTGGAGAAAGACTCCAGAAGCCATTACTTCTATTACCTTCATTGACGATAACTCGGCTAACTTCGCAGTTGGCTCTACCTTCGCTCTCTATGGGATTAAGGCATACGCTACCGAAACAACCGCTAAAGCAAGTGGCGGTTATATTTATGAAGATTCAACTTATTATTATCACACATTCCTATCCTCGGGAACATTCACTCCTAGCCAATCTTTAAGTTGCGACATTCTTGAAGTTGCTGGCGGTGGAGGTGCTTCTCGAAGCGGTGGTGGGGGTGCTGGTGGATTAAGAGCATTTACATCTCAATCAATGACTGCAACTGGATACACAATTACAGTTGGTGCAGGTGGCGCTGGACAAGATAATCCAAACAAAGGCACTAATGGCAATACTACCTCTGTTGCAGGTAGCGGTTTTTCTACTTTGGCAGTTTCGGGTGGTGGCGGTGGTGGATTCAAAACTGAAACGGCAGGCGCAGGAGTAGCGGGCGGCTCAGGTGGAGGTGGTGGTCCTGATGATAATGGTGATGGCGGCAATGCTGGTGGTGCAGGAAACGCGGGTTCATATTCTCCAGTAGAAGGTTTTGCGGGTGGTGCTGGGCTTCACTTAACTCCAGTAATGATTGGTGGCGGTGGAGGAGGCGGTGCTGGCGGGGTAGGTCTGACTCCTACTACAACTACTTCGTCAAATGGCGGTCCTGGTACCAACACTTACAATTCAATTAACTTTTCAACTTGGCTTACTGCAACTGGAACTGGTGTAGACGGTTATCTTGCAGGTGGTGGAGGTGGAAGTTACGCTACTTCTAATAATACTGCTTTGCGAGGTCTTGGTGGCATTGGTGGCGGAGGTAGAGGTGCAGGTTCATCAGAAACCAATCACACTCCTGGTGTTGCAAACACAGGCGGTGGTGGCGGTTCTGGTGCTTGGAATGGCGGCGTTGGCGCGGCTGGTGGAAGCGGTTTAGTTATTTTTAGATACCTAAAGGCATAAGGGAGATAATAAATGTCACAAAATCATATTCTCTTAGAAACCATCCAACTCACGCAATCAGGCGTTTCTTCCGTAGTCTTGGATAACATTCCTCAGACTGGTTATACAGATTTGAAAGTTGTTGTATCTGCGCGAACAACCCGAACTGGCACAGACCTATCGGACGAGTTAAGGCTTAAATTTAATAACATTACAAGTGGTTACTCGACTTTGATGATTGAGGGTAACGGTTCAACTACACGAACTGTTGCTGATGCTTCTGGCTCTTACTTTGGCAGAGGCTCAGCCCCCGCTGACAATGCAACAGCCAGTACCTTTGGCAATACAGAGTATTACATTCCCAATTATGCTGGTTCAACAAATAAAACAATATCTATTGATACGACCTCTGAACATAACGGAGGCGAGGCGATGGCACTTGTCGTTTCAGGTTTATTGACTAACACCTCAGCAGTTACATCTTTAACCTTTACTGCTGTAGGAACATACGATGCAGGTTCAACATTTAGCATCTATGGCATAGCAGAACTAGGAACAAATTCAATTATCGCCCCATTTGCATCAGGTGGAAACATTGTTACTAATGATGGTACTTACTGGTATCACGCTTTCTTGAATTCAGGAACATTTACTCCAGCCAAGGCTTTGACTTGCGATATTTTGGTAGTGGCAGGTGGCGGGTCTGGCGCTACTGGAGGAAACTCTGCTGGTGCAGGTGGAGGCGGAGCGGGCGGACTATTACCATTCACATCTCAATCCCTTACAGCAGTCGCCCATAGTTGCATTGTTGGTGCTGGTGGTGCGGCAGTAGGACGAGCAGGCGGAGCCGCAGTTAATGGAACCACAGGTAACGATTCCCAATTTGCTTCACTTACCTTAGTAAAAGGTGGAGGCTTTGGCGGTGGTGGACTTCTTGACGGAGTTGGCGGAAATGGTGGCACGGGTGGTTCAGGTGGCGGTGCTGGTCGTTGGTCTAACTCAACCTCACAGTTCGGTGGCTCTCCAACATCGGGTCAAGGATTCAAGGGCGGAGATGCTCTAAGTACAGGCGCAGGTGGTCGTAACGGTGCAGGTGGTGGTGGAGCAGGTGCGGCTGGTGCAAATATAACCAATGTTGGACAAATGGATGGCGGTATTGGAAGTTCAGCATATTCATCTTGGGGTCTAGCAACTACTACTGGTCAAAACTCTGGCGGAACAGTTTATTATGCTGGTGGCGGTGCTGGTTCAGGAATAGTGTACTTTGGAAATGGTGGTCTTGGTGGTGGTGGTGCAAGTCCAGTTCCCGCTAGTGGCGCTCAAACCGCAACTTCTGGCAGTCCAAACACAGGCGGCGGTGGTGGTGGAATGGGCGGTGCCGATGAGGGAAGCAATAAAACTTCAGGCGCAGGTGGTTCAGGAATAATTATCGTTCGTTATCCAATGAGCAGTTAAGGAGATATAAAAATGTCACATTGGGCAGAAATAGATGAGAACAACATTGTTCTCCGTGTACTCGTTGGAAATAACAGCGAGCCAGATGAAGGCGAAGCCTTTATGAATAGTCTTGGAGGTACTTGGGTCAAGACCTCATATAACGGCACCATCCGCAAAAATTATGCGGGGATTGGGATGTCTTATGATGAAGGGCGCGATGCTTTCATCGCACCTAAGCCATTTGAATCTTGGATTCTTGATGAAGAAACTTGCCGATGGGAAGCCCCAGTTGCTTATCCAACTGACGGTATGATGTATGTCTGGGATGAAGAAACTACTGATTGGAAGGCAACCGTAAATGAGTGATGTACCTAAGAAACTCGTTGTAGATGTAGCCAATGGCACATCACAATACATTGACTTAACACCTGCCGAGATTGCTCAGCGCGACCAAGATGCGGCGGCTTCGGCTGAAGCAGAGGCAATTCGTCAGGCTGAAGCAGAGGCAAAAGAGGCTCTCAAGGTTTCTGCTAAAGCAAAATTAGTTGCTGGTGAACCTCTTACCGCTGAAGAAGCCGCAGTTCTCGTAATCTAATTATTTAATAGGAGTATAAAATGCCAGGTACAACAACTAAAGGACTGCGCTATCCAAGCGCAGGAGATAACCCTGCCATTCATACCGATATTCAAAATCTTGCTACAGATGTAGATACAGAGTTAAACGATTACGCCCTTCTTGCTGGAGCAACCTTTACTGGCAATATCCAGATTCCAACTGAGTTGGTCTTTGAAGGCGCTACGGCGAATGGCTTTGAAACAACTCTCACAGTTGTAGACCCAACAGCAGACCGAATTGCAACTTTGCCAAATGTCAGCGGAACAGTCATTACGACTGGAAACCTTACAGACATTACGGCTCTGACTTCACCAACTATCAGCAATGCAACCTTTACTGGTCAGCAATCAGGGCTTGAGTTGGCTTTCTCTCAGAACATTATCTTTGAGGGAACTACAGCCGATGCCTTTGAACTTACCCTTTCAGCGGGTGAGCCAACAGAGGATGTAACAGTTACCCTACCTAACGAGACTGACATTCTTGCAACTCAGAACTTTGTTCGTACATCAATGTTATTTCTCGGTGGTATGTAATGACATTTACCTATTCAGGAGACCCGAGTACATCCGCTAGAAACTATGTTCGTTTTCTTCTCAACGACACAGATTCAACTGATGCCCTTTTCTCAGATGAAGAAATTTCCTATGTTCTAACTGAATGGTCAAACGATTCTTATGAGGCGGCGCGTGAGTTGGCTGAAATCCTCATCGCTCGCTTTGCTCGTCTAGCCGATAGCACTTCAAAGAGCGTGGGCGATATTTCAGTCTCCGAGTCTTTTAGTTCAAAGGTAACGCATTACAAAGAGTTGGCTAATAGCCTAGCCCAGCGCAAAATGCGTAAATCTCCTCCTCGCCCATGGGCTAAGACTGATGCTTTGAAGTCCACAGATGACAAGACAACTACCGATTACAATACAGACTTTGTAGTTGGTCAGATGGATAACCCAAACTCTTTCTACGAAACACGCATCGTAGAGTAGGGGTGTAGCCATGGCAGATGCTATCTACAACAAAGTCGCTGAGTTTATGAGCGATACCGTGGTCTTTACTCCCAAGGCATCAGTTGATAAATACAATAAAACCACTTTTGGTAATGCCCAAACAAATGTTACGGCTACTGGTCGCCTTATCTACGACACAGTTCGAAGCCGCGATGTTCAAGGAGTTGAAGTTACCGATATTGGTCGCTTCATAACTAAGGGTCCGCAGACTTCAATTACCGTGGCACACAGAATGGTTGTCGGAAACGACACATTTACTATCAATGCAGTTGATAACATCGCAGACGAAAACGGAGCGCATCACACCGTCATACGCTTTGGTAGATAACCATGGCTCAAACTTTCACATTTGAACTAGAGGGCGCTCAAGAGTTACGCAATATGCTGGAGTTCTCTGGCAAGGATGCTGGCAAGATTGTTGGTCAAGTAATCCTTGAAGAAGCCAATATGATTTTTGCCAGAGCGATGATTTTGACCCCTATTGATACAGGTGCTTTGCGTGGCTCAGGCGGAGTCTCGGCTCCAATGAACACTCCTCAAGGCATCGGAGTTGATATTTTCTTTGGTGGACCAGCCGCCCCATACGCCATGTATGTCCATGAGATTCTAGGCAATTACCACAACCCGCCAACTCAGGCTAAATATCTGGAGCAACCTTTCATGGAGAGATTGCCAGAAATTCAGCAAAATATGGTTAGGCGTATCATTGACTTAATGAGAAAGAATGGAGCGGTGTAATGGCAACAATTCTTGAGTCCATAGGCGATTACTTGCAGAACACAGCAAGCGCTTTTGGCGCACACGCTTCTCAAGGCACCCTTGGAACTAACCTATTTTTAGCCACCCTTCCTGAGTCTCCTGATGTCTGCACAGCCATCTACGAAAATTCTGGCACCCCACCAGCCTTCACGATGGGAAGCGGAGGCATCGTTATTGATTACCCAATGCTCCAGATTATTTCTCGGGCAGGGAAAGAAGATTATCCAACAGCCAGAGACAAAATTGAAGATATTCGAAACTTGCTTGCTTCAATAACTGGTGTCACAATTTCAGGTGTCCATGTTTTGCGTATAGAGCCAATGGGTAGTGTTAATCCATTGGGGATAGACCCAAAGCAAAGACCACTATTATCGGCGAATTTCCGATGTCTAGTGAGGAAATAACCACGGAGCCATTGGCTCCCCAGGAGAGAGTGGTAGACCCGTA